GACGAGGGCGCGGTGGAATCGTTGCGGCAATGGCGGGACCGGGTGCTGATGGTGACGGTCGTGCCGGGGGAAAAGGGCGCGAGGGAAGCGGAGAGCGATGACGGAGAGCGAACGGGAAATCGCAGAGAACTGCATATCTGAGGCGACGGATGACGAACTTGAGCAGATTCTCTCCCAGCTCACCGTTGACCAGATTCGTTTCGTTGTCGCGCGCCAAGAGTGTAGCACCGACCGCGAGGCGGCGCGCGCTATCGGTATGAGCGAGAGCACCGTCTATCGCTGGCCGGCGACGGTCAAGCGCGCCGTGGAGCTTATGGTGCGTGACGGGCTGACGACCGCGCTCCACTTGCGGCGACGGGCGCTGGCAAAGGCCATGCTCGTCAAGGTGAGGGGGCTCGACTCGGCTGACGAGAGGGTGAGACAAGCAGCGGCCTCAGAGATTATCGAGTGGGAGCTTGGCAAGGCGCAGCAGCCGCAGAAGATCAGCGGTGACCAAGACGCGCCGCTCGTGACCAAGGTCATATTCGAGGAAGTGGTCAACTGGCGTGGCGGAGATACGCTATCGGATTCCGGGGATGCACTCGGGCCAGAGGGCGGTCTATGAGCATCCGGCGCGATTCAAGTGGTTGGCCGCAGGCCGACGCTGGCGCAAGACCACCCTGGCCATGCGCGTTGCGCTGCGCCTGGGGGCCGCCGGCAAGTCGGTGCTCTGGGGTGCGCCGACCTTTCGCCAGTGCCGCATCGGATGGGCCGAGGCGTACCGGGCGGCGGGCGGCATTGCCGCGTTCCACAAGGGCAACATGGAGATTGTCGTGCCGCCGGGCAACGGCGGTATTGCCTTTGTGTCGCTCGATAGTCCCGACAGCGCGCGCGGCAAGACGGCGGATCTGGCCATCATTGACGAGGCGGGCTTTGTGCCCGAGGTAGCGTGGCGCGAGGTTGTGCGGCCCATGCTCTCGGACACCAACGGGGCCGCCCTCATCATGGGCACGCCCAAGGGCCGCAACTGGTTCTGGCGTGAGCACGTCGCTGCCCGCGACTATCCCGATTCCGCCGCGTGGCAAGTACCGACGCTGGGCGTCAGGATTGTGGACGGGCGACTGGAGCGTGCGCCGCACCCGCTGGAGAACCCGGAGTTTCCCTTCGCCGAGGCAGTGCGCATGTTCGAGCAAATGCCCGAGCGCACCTTTCGGCAGGAGTTTCTCGCCGAGTTCATCGAGGACGCGGGGCTCGTGTTCCGCAACGTGCGGGCCGTATCCACGGCAAAGCCGGAGCCGCGCATCGAGGGGCACAGCTACGTCATGGGCGTGGACTGGGCCAAATCGTACGACTTTACCGTGCTCTCGGTGCTCGACGCGACCACGCGGCGACAGGTGGCGGTAGATCGTTTCAATCGCGTGGATTATCAGTTTCAGGTACAGCGGCTCAAGGGCCTACACGACCGCTACCACTGCAACACCATTATCGCTGAGGCGAACGCGATGGGTGAGCCGCTCATCGAGCAACTGCGGCGCGACAGACTGCCGATTCGTGGCTTTACCACCACGTCGCAATCAAAGACCGAGGCCATTGAGACGCTAGCCCTAGCCATCGAGCGGGCCGAGGTGACGCTGTTGGACGATACGACACAGATTGCCGAGCTGGAAGCGTATGACATGGAGCGGCTGCCCTCCGGGGCCTTCCGCTACGGTGCACCCGAGGGGATGCACGACGATACCGTCATGTCGCTGGCGTTGGCGTGGCAGGGCGTCTCCCGCTCCCATCGTCCCGCCTTTGGAGCCGTATAGATGCCCAACCTGCTAGGTCGTGCGCTGCGCTACGTTGCCGACGCCCGCCGCTACGCCTACCCCGATGCGGCGAAGGCGCCGACGCGCCGCGCCAACCTATTCGCGACGCCCCTCGCGGCGATGGCCGAGGCGGGCCGGTACGACATCGAGCCGGTGGACACCGAGGCGGCCTACCGCTTGGCGGTGACGTCCTCGTGGGTTTACTCCGACATCAAGCTCTTGGCGGACCGCCTTGCAGCCAAGGACGCCCGGCCACAGGTGAAAAAGCGCGTCGGTGAGGAGCTGGAGGACCAGGCCAACCACCCCGCCGAGCTGCTGCTGGCACGACCGAACGGCATCATGACGGGGAGTCTGTTCGCGCGCTACGAAGCGTGGTGGCTGCATCTGCGCGGGGAGGCGTTTGCCTTCATCGCGACGCCCGCGCCGGGGCGGGGCGAGCCGCAAGAGCTGTGGCCGCTGCCTGCGAATTGTGTCCAGCCGTGCCCGGAGACGCTGCGCGCCTCGGTGCTCACCGGCGAACAGGTGATCGACTACCGCTACACCGTCCAGGGGCACCCCTACACTCTGCCCGGCGAGAACGTGGTGCACTGGCGCGCGGCGAACCCCTTCGACTACTGGCGCGGCCTCAGCCCCCTTGTGGCGGCGTCGCTGCCGTTGGAGATGGACGTCTCGCAGCTGCGGTGGCTCAGGAACTTTTACCGCAACGACAACGCCGTGCCCTCGGCGCTCGTGTCGTTTGCGCCGGAGACCAGCGACGCCGACTTTGACGCGCTGGTCGAGGCCATTCGCGGGCAGATCGAGGCGGGCTCACGCATCCTGTTCACGCGCTCGGGCGACTTTTCGCTGCAAACCATCTCGCAGACCATCGAGCAGATGCAGATCCTCTCGGCGCGGGAGATGACGCGCGACGAGGTAGACCGCATCTACGGTGTTCCGGCGTACAACGAGGGGATGTCGGGCGACTCGCAACTCGCGTGGGAGATTCGTCTGGCGCGCAACGCCGTCCAGCCGTTGGCCGACTATTACGCGGACGAGCTGTCCACCAAGCTCATGCCCTACTACGGCGACGACCTGGTGATCGAGGCGCCCAACCTCGTGCCCCAGGACCGTCAACTTGAGGTGGCGGAGTATGCCGCCTACGCGCCCGACCGCGTGCTGAATGAGAACCGCCAGGAACGCGGGCTCGACCCGCTCTTCGGGGGCTCGCCGCTGTTCTCGCAGATCCCCGTGCGCCTCTTCGACAAGATGGACGCGCACACCGTCACCGCCTGGGTGGCGGAAGCGACCGGCATGAAGGTGCCCGAGCCGCCGCCCAACCCGTTCGCGCCACAATCGGGGTCCGTGGCGGGTAGCCCGCGTGACGACGCGCCCGACGATGAGCCCGTGCCCGACGCCTCGCTCGACGCGCCCGACCAGGAGGCGCCCGAGGTGGACGGCGACGCGCGCGCCAAGGCGCTCGGCATTCAGACGGAGTTGAAGCGCTGGCGCGCCGTGGCGTTGGGCGAAGTGCGCGCCGGGCGTCACCCCGGCGACCGCGCCTTCGACACGGCCATCCTGCCTGCGCCGCTTTGCGACACGGTGGCGGTGCTGCTGGAAAAGGCCGGCGATGAGGACACCGTGCGGCACGCCTTCGAGCACGCGGCGCTATCCATGAAGGTGTCGCGGCGCACCGTGTCGGGCGAGGTGGATCCGTTTGCGTCGAGCAAGGACTCTTACGAGGCGCGGCTGCTGAAGCTCCTCAAAGCACGGCTCAACGGCCAACTCGCGGAAGTGCTCGACCTGTTGGGCGATCCGCCCGACCTTGCGCGCATCCCGGCCGAGTGGTGGGACACGCAGACGGGGCGCATGATTGCCGACTTGCGCCCGCAGTTGGAGGCGATGGCGCGCGACGCGATGCTCGGCCTCGCGGCGGACGTGGGCGTGGCTTTCGAGTGGGGGCTTGTGGCGGAGCAAGCGGCGATATGGGCGGAGCAATACGCCGGGGCGCTCGTGCGCGGCATCATGGACACCACGCTCCATCTCTTGCGCCGCAAGGTGGCCGAGTTCATTCGCACGCCGGGGCGCACCATTGGCGACCTGAAAGCCGACCTCGCGCCGCACTTTGGCGAGATACGCGCGCAGATGATTGCCGTCACCGAGACGACCACGGCCTATGCGCAAGGGACGCTCTTCTATCAGCAGGCGCTCGCCGAGGCGGGCGTGAAAATGGTCAGGGTGTGGCACACGAGTCGGGATGAGGCGGTGTGCACCGCCATCTGTGTGCCGCTAGACGGTAAGCCAGAGAGCGTGTGGCGGGACAGGTTCCCAGGTGGGCCGCCAGCCCACGTAAATTGCCGTTGCTGGCTGACGATGACGCTGGCAGAGGGGGATGGCGTGTGAAGGTCTACGTGGTCATGGAGGGCTGGGAGGACTACGACAGTTACCAGAGCAACGTCATCGCCGCGGCCCTGTCGCTCGACGCAGCCAAGCGCGTCGCGGAGCAGCGCAGCGCGGCGAACGGCATTCACGGCGAGATCACCAAGAAGCGGGCCGACGCCTTGCGTGAGAATGACCTGCTGGAGCATGTCGTCGAGTATCGCAACCAGCGCATCTGGTTGCTGCTGGATAAGGCGAAGCGCGAGTATCAGACCAACATGGCGAACATCGCCCATCAGGTGACGCAAGCGGAAGTGGCGCCGTGGCGGACGTTCATCTACTGGCGTCCACCCTACGCGCCGCAGGAGCCGCCCGTTGACATCGACGCCGTGAAAGAGCGTGTCGAGCGCGAGCTACAGGCCGAGTACGCCCGCTACAGCGCCGAGTGCGACCGCTTGCGCGCCGAGGTACCCTACGTGCCCGTACCCGACGAGTTGCCGTTTAACTGGGAAGGGGATGAGGGCGAGTCAGGGGGCGTGGTGTCACACGAGTGGCACCTTGATAGCACGCCCTACCACGTCTACGAGGTTGAGGTGACCGCGTGACCGTCTCCCTCCACATCCGCGTCGAGGGCCTGGACGAACTCAAGCGCAAGCTCGGCGCCAACTGGACCCAGCCCATTCAGGCGGGCGCCATTGCCATCGGTGAGGAGTTGCGAACCGTCGTGGCGACCTACCCCGGCGCGGCGCATCACCCCGTCATCTGGGCGAGCGACAAGCAGCGCCGGTGGTGGTTTGCCGCCCGCCGCGAGGCCAATCTGCCGTTTCACTACACGCGCAACTCGGATGCGTGGTCGCAGCGCCTCGGCCCCTCGTGGACCGTGCGCCCGGAAGGGCTGACGAGCGCGGTCGTGGGCACCAAGGCAACCTACGCACCCTTCGCGCAGTCGGACAAGCAGCAGACGGCGCAGCACAAGGAGACGGGCTGGGTAACGGATAAGCAGGCGGTGGCCGAGGTCGAGCGCGGGGGCAAGGCGCTGCGCATCATGCGCGACATCGTGCAGCGGTGGTTGAAGCGATGAACATTGGCGAACTAATGGCCCAACTCTCCGCCGAACAAGAAACCACGGGCGGCTATCTGATCCCGGAGTACGTGTGCCGCCCCTCGCCCGGCTTGCGCGCGGGGTGCTGGCGGGCGGTGGCGCGGCTGTTCTGGTGGATTCGATGGTATGGGACGTACTACCGCTGTATTCAGCGCGGCACGCATTTGGTGCGCCATCCGATTTGGGCGGCAGTGGACGGGATGACATGACCGACGACGACATGCGCGCCTTCATGCTCGTAGTGCGCGACGCGCTCTTGATGATCGTGCGCTGGATCGAGCGCCGCTACGGAGTGCGGGCGACGCGCTAGCCCGCCCCGACAACAGAATACGGTTGGGCACTGATTTGCAGTGCTTGGCCCCGTTCCCCGGTTGGGCTGCGGCTCGACTGGGCGGACGGGGCTTTTTTCGTTTCAGGAGGTTCGCGTGGACGAACAAATCACGAGCGGTGAGTCCGGCGCTATCGACGCCCTGCACGCCGTCAAGGCCCTCGGCGCGAACCGCATCGGCGGCTACCTCGTGCTGTGGGGCGATGAGAGGCGCCAAGACCTGTCCGGCGAGTGGTTCACGCCGCAGACGGAAGGGCTGCTGAGCGTGTTCAAGGCGGTCGGCAAGATGCCCCTGCTCTACCACCACGGCCACGACGGCAAGGTCGGGGTGGACATCGTGGGCATCTACGACGTGATGCAGCCGGACGACATCGGCCTCTGGACCGAGGCGCAGCTCGACATGGCGAATCAGTACCGCGCGGCGGTGCTGGCGCTCGCCGGCAAGCAGGCGCTCGGTATGTCGTCGCAGACCCTCGCCTCGGCGCGCAAGGTGGCCCCCACTGGCGAGATCCAGCGCTGGGTGATTGTGGAGGGCTCGCTCACGCCGACGCCGTGCGAGCCCCGGATGATGGAGCGGCCCGTCAGCGAAATCAAGGCCGCCTACAAGAGTATCGGAGTCGAGTTTCCCGATGACGCCCCGAGCGATGGCGCCGAG